CTAACCAAAGATGACATTAACTCAATAAAGAACTTCCCCAACAGCGTCTGGCCCGTCCTGCTGTTTAACCTTGAGAGAAATGCGCCCTCAATAGCCAAGATGGTTCATAAAGATCAAATAGGACCGAGAGAAATTGCAGTGCTCAACACTCACTTGCGTATTGTCTGTAAATTCATTGAAGATGGAGCACGACAAGTTGAGAAAGTTGAACAGTCATTAGGGGATTTCACTAACCTGATCGATCATGATGACAAACAAAAAGTTGTGACAGAAGGCTACAGGAAAGACAAGAGTTCTAGCTTAGAAGAAGGGACTGGTTTGGTGTTTGACAATGCTGACAACTCTCAATGGGGTCCTAGTATGATCCCATGGGTCTTATTTATCTCATTAGCATCCAGAACTACAGACAAACTCACCACAAACTTGTACGAATCATCCCTGAGATCCTTTTCAAACAAAGTTATTAAACTCCCTGATGTGTTATATCAATCTTTTAGAGACATTCACTCAAAAATGTTTGATCTAAGATCAGAAGAGAACCCGTTCTACAAAAATGCCATTCTTCAAACTGCGAAGGAGATGAGCATGATGGACAATCAGGGTTTGGGATCCTCAGAGAATCAAATCATTTACTCTCCAGAAGGTATGTTTATGGGAACATTGGGGAGCTTGTCCAGTGTATTCCATTCTGATGCAATGAGGTTGTCTGCGGCGCTACTGGAAGAAGCAATGTCCCCCTTCAATTTAATGATAAGATCTTATTGCACATCAGATGACTCTAGTCGGATCATTTCTTATAAGAGAAATGAGCACCTTCCTGACTTAGAGTTATACTCACAGTTCAAAAAGGGAACAGCTAGAAAATTGATAACAATTGTTGATCAGTATCACTTGTTCGTGCTAAACAAAGTGGGCATAAAAAGGAATACTGTCAAGTCATTCTACTCCAGATACATATTTGAGTTTAACTCAGTGTTTTACACAGTTCAAGGTATATTCGCACCTTTAATGAAGAGTCGTCTAAGCTACATAGATTACAGCCACCATCGGGATTTATACTTGTCTGGTCTTGAGTCCTTGTCACAGTCACAAGAATACCTGAGAGCCAATGGGGGAGTGATAGGGTCTTATTGGATATTTCTAATAAACAATCTCTTGCACATAAAGCAGTTTCAGTTAGCTTCCTTCACATTAGAGTGTCCTGATCAGATCCATATCACCCCAATGGAATTAGGAGGCATAATTCGGCCTGACCCCATAAGACAACTAACACTTAACACTATAGGTAGATTGAAACAGAATTACGGGCTTTCAATTTCCAACTTCATCACCTGTAGATCAAACTTCTCACTAGAAATGCTTATGTCGAAGTCACTGGACAGACCTCACAAGCTATCTGA